AAGTTCGCCCGAGCGGTCGACCGGTTCATCACCGACCTGGACGCCGGCACGATCACGCATTGCGACGAGGAGCGCCTGTCGGCGCACGTGCTCGCAGCGGTCCGCAAGAAGGTGCGCACGACCGCCGACGACGACGATCAACGCACCCTGTTCGTGCTGGTGAAGCCGGACGACGGCCGCAAGATCGACGGCTCGATCGCCGCCGTGTTGGCCCATGAAGCCGAGATGACGATGCCCGAAGATGGCCGCGTCGAGCTTGTCGGCTCGCTGATGGCGTGAGGAGAACGACATGGACTTCCGCCAGATCCGCGACCGGGTCGACATCGAGGCGCGCGAACTGAAGCCCCATCTGCTCGCCTTGACGATCGTCACGGCCGTCCTGTTCGCGCTCGGCTGGCTGGTCGGCGTCGCGTTCCGTGGCGTGTGGCTGGTGGTGGCGTGGGCGCTCGCAGCGGCGAAGGTCGGGTTCAATGCCGGCCGTGGCAAGGGTGACGGCTGATGGGTCTCGTCGACCAGGTCCGCGCGGAGCTCGCCCGCCCGCAGGCCGCATGGCCGGTCGGCGCCGGCTCACTGTCGACGACCGACCGCACGTACGGGCATGACGACGAGACGTACAGCCCGGAGAAGTACGGCGACTACCTGGTCACGTCGAACGAGGTGTTCTCGGCTGCGATGCTGCGGGCCCGAGCGATGGCCGGGCTGACGCTGAAGCTGTACGACCGTGACGGCCCGGAGAAGTCCGAGATCACCAAGGGCCCGGAGTACGAGCTGCTCCGCCACGTGAACCCGTTCTGGACTCGCCGCCGCCTGGCGATGATGGACGAGTTCTCGATGTGCCTGTGGGGCGAATCGTTCTGGGCGATCGAGCGCGACCGTGCCGGCAACCCGACGGAGATCTGGTGGCTGAAGCCGTCGCGGGTGCGCCCGGTGCCGCACGAGTCCGGCTACCTGTCCGGGTTCATCTACGACCCGGCCGCCGGCGGCGCCCCGATCCCGTTCGGGCGCGATGAGATCGTGTGGTTCCGCTACCCGAACCCGCTCGACGAGTTCTCCGCGCTGTCGCCGATCGCTGCCGCCCGCCTGGGTGCGGACACGGCGTCGGCGATGATGCGGTCGAACCGCAACATGTTCACGAACGGCATGCAGCTCGGCGGCATCGTGACGCCGGATACCGACAAGGTGGCGTTCACGAAGGAGCAGGCCGACGAGCTCGAGCTGATGCTGGGCAAGCGCTTCAAGGGCGCCGACAAGGCCCATAAGTGGGCAGTGCTGCGCTACGAGGCGAAGTTCCAGCAGATGCAGGTGTCCCAGAAGGACGCCGAGTACGTCGAGGGTCTGAACATCACGCTCCGCCAGGTGGCGAACGCTTTCGGCATCCCGGTTCCGTTGCTGAACGAGATGTCGCACGCGACGCTCGCGAACGCCCGTGAGTACGAGCGGTTGCTGTGGACGCATGCCCTGGTGCCCGACGCGCAACTTCGCGCCGAGGAGATCGTCGAGCAGTTCCTGCCACTGTTCCGCACCCGCACCCGTTGGGCGGAGTTCGACTTCAGCAAGGTTGCCGCCCTGCAGGAGTCCGAGTCGGAGCGGTGGGGTCGCGAGGCGCAGGCGATCGAGCGAGGGGCGATCACGATCAACGAGTGGCGCAAGCAGCGCGGCATGCCCGCCGTGCCATGGGGTGACGTGTGGTGGGCGCCCGTGAACAAGTCGGCGGTCACCGATGCCGACTCTGCGCCAGAGGGCGACACGTCGCCGACCACCGTTCCATCCGACGGCGCCAGCGCCCTGCTCGACGCGTTCAACATGGTGCGCCCCGCGGCGCTCAACGGCCACCGCCACTAGTCCGGCGAAAGGACCCCCCTCATGATGCCGAAGACCGCCGCTGACGTGCGCGCCTTCATCCAGAACCGAGCCGTCGACCGACCGAAGGCGGAAGCGCCGGCGGTCGTGATCGACGGCGCCAAGGCCACGCTGCGCATGTTCGATCCGATCGACTCGTGGGGCGAGTGGTGGGGCATGAGCGCCAAGGAGTTCGCCTCCACGCTCGACGCCCTCCCCGCCCACGTGAACACGATCGAGCTGCTGATCAACTCGCCCGGCGGCGACGCGTTCGACGGTGTCGCGATCGTCAACGTGATGCGCGCCCACCCGGCCCGCACCGTCGCCGTCGTTCAGGGCATCGCCGCATCCGCTGCGTCGTTCATCGCGTGCGCCGCCGACGAGACGATCATGTCGCCGAACTCGGTGCTCATGATCCACAACGCCTGGGGCGTCGTCGTCGGAAACGCCGACGACATGCTCGCGTACGCCGAGATCCTCGAGAAGGTCGACACCCAACAGCAGGCGATCTACACCGCCAAGTCGGGCAAGCCCGCCGAGGAGGTGCGCGACATGATGCGCGCCGAGACGTGGCTGTCCGCCGAGGAAGCCGCCGAGATGGGGTTCGCCGACTCGGTCATCGCAGCAGAGCCCGACCCGGCACCGACCGCCCGCTGGTCGTCCGCCCGCTGGTCGTCCGCCGACCTCGAAGCCCTCGCCGCCCTGCTCGCCGAGCAGGGCTCCCCGATCCCTTCCGCCGGCGAGCGGGAGGAACCCCCCACCCAAGCGGCCGGCGAGCCGTCGACGGTGGACCCCGAGCAGGCATCCCGTCTGCTCGCAACCCTCACCTTGACCAAGGAGACCCCCCATGAGTGAGATCACCCTCGAGACGCTCGCCGGTGACATCAAGGCCCGGCTCGACGCGCTGGGCTCGCAGGTGCCCACCGACGAGCAGATCACCGACAAGATCCGCACGATGTTCGCGGACTGGCTCGACACCGACGACGGGCAGGAGCACGTCCGCAAGATCAAGTTCGGCCAGGCCGACGACCCCGAGCTGGTCGGCACCAAGTACGCCCGCCTCGGGCTCACCGTGGCCGACGTCGAGTGGCTGCACGACATCCAGTCGAGCCTCTCCGGCCAGAAGCGCGTCGGGAACTCCGGTGTCTACACCGGCCCGTCCGACGAGCTCCGCGCCACCTACGAGGCCGTCTCGAAGGCGCAGCGAGTCCCCTCGCTGATCGCCCGGGCCGACGACGAGCGCCGCATCGAGGAGATGCACCGCTCTGGTCAGCTCGACCGTCGCGGCTACATGCAGGCCCGCCGAGCGATCGACCAGGTCTACGCCGCGATGGACACCGCCGAGACCGGCTACGGCCTGGAGCTCATCGGTTCGCAGTACGTCGGCGAACTGTGGGCCGGCGCCCGCCGTCAGTCCCGCGTGTTCGGGCTCATCGAGCAGTTCGACATGACCGACCCGACGGCGTACCTGCCGGTCGAGGCAGCGATCCCCGAGATGCTGTTCGTCGCCGAGTCGACGGCGAGCAACTCGTCGAACTACACGACGACCAAGACCGGCTCCGAGCGAGTCCAGGTCGACGCGAAGAAGTTCGTCATCCACCAGATGTGGTCCGGCGAGATGGAGGAGGACTCCATCATCCCGTACATCCCGTTCCTGCGCCGCCAGCAGGCCGTGAGCCTCGCCCACTACGGCGACTCGCTCGTGCTCAACGGCGACACCACGAACGCCGGCACCGGCAACATCAACCTCGACGACGCCGACCCGGCCGACACCAAGCACTACCTGGCGTTCGACGGCATCCGCCACGCTGGCATCGTCGACAACACGGCGAACAAGGCCGACATCGCCGGTGCGATCTCGCTCAACGCCTTCAAGGCGCAGCGTGCCCGCATGCTCGACACCACGTACCTGCACGACTGGGGCCACCCGGTCGACCCGAACGACCTCGTCCACGTGGCCGACCCAGGCACCGCCGACGCGATCGCGTTCATGGACGAGGTGCTCACCGTCGACAAGTACGGCCCGATGGCGACCGTGCTCACCGGCGAGCAGGCCAAGGTCCTCGGGAACCCGCTCATCGCGTCGATCGCGATGTCGAAGACCGAGGCCGACGGCAAGGTGTCGACCACCGGCGGCAGCAACACCAAGGGCCAGGTCTGCACGTTCAACCGGCGCGGCTTCGTCGTCGGCGTCCGGCGCCGCCTCAAGGTCGAGACGGAGCGCCTGCCCGCCACCGACCAGACCCGGATCGTGCTGTCGACTCGCATGGGCTTCGGGCGCTTCTCGCCGACGGGTGCCGCCAGCGGCATCGAGTCGGCCGACGTGCTCTACAACATCAGCCTCTGACCCACCCGGCATCATCGGCGGGCGCTCCATCGCGGGCGCCCGCCGATGACCGCACATCCGCAAGGAGAACACCATGCAGATCGAACGAATCGCCGCCAAGGGTCAGCTCGTGGCGTACGTGTTCGGCCAAGACGCCCTCGCGGCGTCGCAGTCGAACGTCCAGCTCCCCGCCGCAGTCGGCGAGGCCAGCCAGGCCGTGACCGGCTACACCATGCCGTTCGCCGGCGAGATCGTCGCCATCACCGCCGACCTGTCGTCCGCTGGTTCCGCTGGTTCACTCACGGTGGGTGCCACGATCGGCGGCACCGAGGGCGCCGATCCGACGCTGTCGATCACGACCGAGACCACGAAGTCGGACGTCGCCCAGCGCGGCACCGCCAAGTTCGTGGCCGGCGACGTGCTCGGCGCCGAGATCACCACCGATGGCTCGTGGAACGGCACCACGGCGGACCTCGCCGTGGTCGTGTACGTGCTGCTCGAGATGGCTGGCATCTGATGGCCGCCTACCGTGTGACTCGCAACTACTGGGCGTCGTATTGGTCGCGCCCGATCGCGTTCGACGAAGGCGTCACGGCCGAGGTCGACGACGACGTCGCCGACTGGGTGAACCGGGATTCCCCGGGCTGCCTGGTCGCCCTCGACGCGCCCGCCGAAGAGGCGACGCCGGAACCGGCCACCGAGGCCGCACCCGAGGAGGAGTCCGACGCGCCCGCCGAAGAGGCGACACCGAAGCGGGGCCGCCGTGCCGGCGCTTGAGTCCAAGGAGATCAGCTCGACCGGCGACGTGACGACGAAGGACTCGTCGATCCTGTGGTCGGTCGCGCTGACCGCCGGCAGTGATGCCGCGTCGCTGGTCGTGAAGGACGGCTCCGGCGGCACGACCCGCCTGACGCTGAAGGCCGCGGCGAACACGTCGGTGAGCCACCAGTTCGTCAAGGGCGTCCTGTTCGAGTCGGGCATCCACGGCACCCTGACCGGCACGTCGCCGGTCGCCGACTTCGAGTACGACTGAGGGGGCCGGCATGGCCGAGATCACCGTCAAGCGACTCAAGGAGTTCACGAAGTCGAACACGACGTATGACGAGTGGTTGTACGACGAGGCGATCCCGGCCGGCCAGTCCTACCTTCGCGGCGCCACGGCGCGCGACTGGACCGAGGTCACAGCCGCAACGTCGGCTTCGGCCAGGTCGTTCCGTCCGGAGCAGGGCTGCGAGGTGCTCGGCATCGACGATGCCGCCAGCATCACGTCGGTTGTGGAGAACGGCGTCACCCTCACCGAGGGCACCGACTACGTTGCTGGCCCGGCCAACAACCTCGTGGACGGCGAGTGGCGCCCGACGACACACCTGATCCGCTACGGGCAGGCGTGGTACTCCGACGGCCCGAAACTGACGGTCGTCGTGACCGCCAAGTGGGGGTGGTCGACGATGCCGCCCGAGTGGACGATGGCTCAGTACGTGGCCGCCAAGGCGTACCTCGAGGCGCGCGACGTGTCGTTCGGCCTGATCGCCCTCGAGGGCGGAGGCGCGACCGGCCAACGCGACGTCAAGGCCGTCCGCGACTTCATCAACAAGTACCGCAAGCTCGCAGCCTGGGGCGCCTGAGATGGCCGGCCAGGTCGTCGAGGTGCATCGGGCGCTCGCGAAGCAGCTGTCGGAGAACCTGAAGGTGTTGAACAACTTCAACTTCCTGGCGTTCCCGGACGCGTCGACGATGCGCACCGACAACAAGATCGAGGTGTGGCCCGGCACGGGCGACTACATCGAGTATTGGGGCACGTTCGGCCCGGCCGGCGTGAAGTCGGTCAACGTGCGTCTCCGCATTCAGACGGTGATGGGCGACGCGATCACGGCGGGCGAACTGATCGCCGAACTCGTGTCAGCGGGTGCCGGCGCCGAGCGGTCGATCTGGGAGGCCCTGTTGGCCGACAAGACGCTCGGCGGGGTCGCCGAGACGATCGCGGTTCCGGGCACCGTCGAGTACGACGTCGACGACGAGACGTACGCCCATGTCGCCTGGGTGCCGCTGCAGGTCGTCCTGCGCAAGTCAGGAGCTAGTGTCTGATGAAGGTCTGTGTCACAGAGCACACGGTCGAGACGTTCGGCGCGATCCCGGTCGGGTCGCTGTGGGACGACGATTCGCCGTACGTCCTCGACGAGAACGCCGCCTGTTTCGAGCAGGTGGCCGAGGCGCCGGCGCCGGATCCCGTGGAGCGGCCGGTCCGCAAGTTCGCTCCGAAGAGCAAGGCGGTCGACTGATGGCTGTGTACATGAACGCCGACATCTGCTGGTGGCTCGGCAAGCAGGGCATCGCAGCGTTCGCCAAGTCGGCGTCACTCGCGTCGCAATGCAACGCGCTGGACACGACGCCGATCAAGACGTCGGACCGCTACGTCGAGCTGATCGGCGGGCTGAAGTCCGGGCAGGTGTCGATGGACTTGATGTCCGATGCCGCCGCGAACGGGCTCGATGATCGCCTGTGGGGCTACGCCGGCACGTCCGGGGTGACGCAGTCGTTCTCGATCGGTTCGGCGGCCGGGTCGGTGGCGTACACGATGCAGTCGCAGTGGTCGTCGTACACGCCGTGGACGGGTGCGCCGGGCGATCTGGCGACGGGTTCGCTGCAGTGCGTGTCGTCGGGTGTGATCGCCCGCGGCGTCCTGCTCGCCGGTGACGGCACGGCGGTCACCTCGTCGTCCACGTCGACCCCGTTCCAGGTGGGCGCCCTGTCGGCGTCGCAACGCATGTACGTCGGCCTGCACGTCACCGCCGTGTCGGGGACGTCGCCCACGCTCGCGGTCGTGCTGCAGTCCGACAACGGTGTCGGGTTCGCGTCGCCGACGAACCGCGCGACGTTGACGACGGAGACGAACCTGACGGCCGGCTATCAGTCGACGTCGGTGGCCGGTGCGGTCACGGACGACTGGTGGCGGGTGTCGTACACGCTCGGCGGGACCACCCCGAGTTTCGCGTTCGCTGTCGTGGTCGGCATCGCCGGCTGATCCCCCAACCCTTCCCCCCTTCAAGGAGACCCCCTCATGGCCCTCTACGCGCTCACCTCCGAGTACGTCGCGATCAACTCGGTCGACTACTCCGATCACTGCAAGGGCGCCACGCTCGTCGTGGACGCCGCACAGCTCGACACGACCGACTTCGCGTCGGGCGGATGGGTCGAGTACATCGGCGGCCTGAAGTCGGGCAGCCTGCAGCTCGAGTTCATGGACGACGTCGCGGACAACGACATCGACGAAGAGCTGTGGGCACTGCTCGGCACGGTGACGACGTTCGCGGTTCGCCCGACGTCGTCGGCGGTTGGCACGAGCAACCCGCAATACTCGGGCAGTGTGCTCGTCACGTCGCACTCGATCGGCGGCTCGGTCGGTGACCTCGCCATGAAGTCGCTCACGTTCCCGACTTCGGGCGCCGTATCCCGGGCGATCAGCTGACCTACCAGCTGATCACCAGCAGGTCGTACGCCCAGGCGTAGACGGCGACGGCGATCGCGGCGACGGCCAGGCCGAGCTGCAGCCCGAGTCGCTTCTCTTGCGGGGTGCGGGTGTCTTCGTTCATGCCGCGACCGTAGCGGCCCGTTGACGGCGAGGTGGCCGGATATGGCGACGTTCAAGTCCTTCGGCGACTTTGCTAGCGCGTTGTCGAAACTTGAGGCCGACACAAGAAAGTCATTGGCGCGCGAGGTCGTGCAGCAGATGGCCGACCGGGCCGAAGAGATCGCCGACCGTTACGCGCGTC